TCGACCGTATCGCCGCAGAAATGGAGCTCGTGTGGGGCGGCGTTTTGGAAAATCATGTCGCGCCGGAGTTGAAAGCCAAGTTCGAGGCGCAGCAGCAGAAGCTCGATGACGCGATTGCGTCGGGCGATGACGAGCTGATCGCAAAACGTGCCAGCGCAATGGCGAGAGCGTGGCGAGCCCTCGACGCAGCAGCTCGAGCAGATGGCATCAAGCCAGCCGATGAAGCGTTGTGGATTGGCAAGCGTCGTGATGGCCAGCTCGTGTGCATCTACACCAGCGCTGCGCAGTTCGGCGTGCTGCCAGATCACATGCCGCGCTTCTACATCGACGAGCTCGTCAACATGATCCCGACTGCGGCGCTGGAGGCGAAGGAGATGTGGCCTGACGCCACAATCGAGGGCATCAACAAGCGAGATCTCGACGATGAAATCCCATTTTGACGGCAAGCCGGACACACGGCTCTACGCCATCATGCCGGCTCGAGCGATACAGGACGATGAGCTGCATCCAACGGGACTGCGTGTCCTGGGCGCGCTCTGCCTGCACGCCAACAAGTACGGGATCTGCTGGCCAAGTCGCATCACCGTGGCGCGTCACATTGGCAAGAGCGTAACCACGGTGTCGCGTCACTACGGCCGGCTGGTCAAAGCAGGCTATCTGCGCCGCTTGCAGGGCAAGGCGTATCCAGTGCCGCGCAGGCAGCCGGGGCGTTGGTACACAGCGCGCTTCCAAGTGCTCTACGAGGGCATTGAGACGCCAATGCCGACATATGAACAGTTCATCAGCCCAAAGCCGCGTGTGGTGGCTGAGCTCGATGAGGCTCCCGTTGAGGAGGCAGCGCATAAAAGTAAGGGGGTACGGGGGACGCAGGCGAAATCGCTGGCACAGGCGTTTGTCAGCGGCGTCGCGGCCGCGTCTGGCGTCCACCGCACGGCCGAGTCGAGCCTCGCCGTGGCCGAAACCCTTGCTGAGCAAGGTGTAGAGCCTGAAGCGGTGCGGGATTACGCCATGCAGATGACGCTCGAGGCGCTGAAATCCGGGCGTCAGCCGCCGCTCACGCTCAATCAGGTGGCGTCATGGGCCGGCTTGAGCTAGAGTTCCAAAACCCAATCGGGGATTTAGCTTCGGGCATCCCGCAGCCACCTCGCGGTTGGCCCAGATCGGGCCGATTTGGCCTCGAGACCCCACCCCTAGGGGGGGCACCCCGGCCTTACTCACAGGGGGGCCTCGCGCAAAATTTTAGGAGTTTTGCCCATGAGCTGTAATTGCGCCGATTGCCAGCGCCGCCGCGCGTTGCACAAGGCCCAGGAGCCGGATCCTGTCGTCGCCGCCGTGACGCGCCGGTTCCACGACCGCAGCGCCGAGGGAATCCGCCATTACGGCGTGACGATGGCCGAGAACGACGCGCCGACACGCCAATGGATTATCGACGCGCAGGAGGAGCTGATGGACGCGATCCTGTACCTGGAGCGCCTCAAGCGGGATTTCCCGAAAAATGCCTGACGCGGGCTGGCGGACATGCCCTGAGTGCGACGGCGCCGGCTACGAGGAGGTTATGCGCCACGGCGTCAACGGCCACGGGCCGTGGGTGACGTACTCCACGCGAGATTGCGTCGAGTGCGACGGCTTAGGTGAGATCCCCGATGAGTGACAAACCCGTATCCGTCCGCGAGGCGCGCGCCGCGCTGCAAAGCCAAGACGACGAGCGCCGCGAAGCCGTGCGTCAGGAGCTCGAGGCGATTGCCGCGTCCGAGATCACGGACATTGTGGCGTGGGATGAGCACGGGCGCGTCGCGTTCAAGGGCTCTGAGCAGCTCAGCCACGGCGCGCGTAAGGCGGTGAAGCGCGTGAAGGTCACGGCGACGCAGCATGGCCACAACGTCGAGGTCGAGATGCACGACAAGATCAGTGCGCTGCGCCTGCTCGCGAAACACCACGGATTGCTCGAGGCGGACCCGAATGTAAATCGCCCGACGTTGATTGGTATCAACCTGAAGGGGCCTGAGGAAGATGAGCCACTGGACGACAACACTGATTAACGAGTTGCGTCGTGAAAAGGGCTGGACGCTGTTCCAGCTCGGTATCGAGGCCGACGTGCCGAGGCAGACGATCCAGAACGTCGAGCTGGGCGAGCATGTCCCGAGCGTCGAGACCGTTGACAAGTTACTTATGGCCTTGGGCTACGAGCTCGAGGCGCAACCGCTGGAAGCCGATGGCCCGCCGAAACGCCGATAACTCCCCTCGCCGCAAGCGCGGCGCCCCTGACGCCGAAACGCTTGGGTCGCTGAACCTTGATTTCAGCCAATCGCCTACGACGTGGAAATTCCTGGCTGATGATAGCTTCTTTCGCGGCCTGCTGGGTCCGGTGGGCAGCGGCAAGTCGTATGCTTGCGCCGCCGAGGTGATGCTGCGCGCCGCGAAGCAGCCCGCCTCGCCCAAGGACAATATCCGTTACAGCCGTTTCGTGGTTGTGCGGAACTCGTACCCCGAGCTGCGAACGACGACGCTCAAGACATGGACCGAGCTGTTTCCCGAGAGCCAATGGGGGCCGCTGCGTTGGTCGCCTCCGATCACGCACCATATCAAGCTGCCGCCGCGCGACGAGGTGCCGGGCGTCGATTGCGAGGTTATTTTTCTGGCGCTCGATCAGCCGAAGGATGTGCGCAAGCTGCTCTCGCTCGAGCTGACCGGCGGCTGGGTCAACGAGGCCCGTGAGCTGCCTCTCGCCGTCATACAGGGCCTTACGCATCGTGTGGGGCGTTACCCTACCAAGAGCAACGGAGGCGCGCCGTGGCGCGGTATATGGGCCGATACGAACCCGATGGATGATGACCATTGGTGGTATCGCCTGGCCGAGAAGGAACCCGTGCGCGGAAAGTACAAATGGACCTTTTTTAAGCAGCCGCCGGGCATGGTCGAGGTCGTCGCCGATGCGCCGGAAGCGATACCCGCAGCGGGTCGCCATTGGGCCATAAACCCGAAGGCCGAGAACATAAATAATCTGCCTGCCGGCTATTACGAGCAGCAGCTCGGCGGTAAGGATTTGGACTGGATACAGTGCTATGTGAACGGCCAGTATGTTTTCGTAAAAGACGGCCGCCCGGTCTGGCCCGAGTACGATGATGTCACGATGGCAATGGAAGGTGTGCCGCTCGAGGAAGGCGCCACAATCCATGTCGGCCTCGACTTTGGCTTGACGCCGGCCGCCGTCTTTGGGCAGCGCAGCTCCGATGGCCAGTGGCGTATCCAGCATGAGCTGGTGACCGACGACATGGGCCTCGAGCGTTTCGGGCAGATGCTGCTTTACGAGCTCAACACGCGCTTCAAGGGCTGTGAGCCGATGATCTGGGGCGACCCCGCCGGCTCAAAGCGCGACGAGATCTTCGAGGTTACGAGCTTCGATCACTTGCGCACCCTTGGCTTGAACGCGAAGCCGACCGCCTCGAACGATTTTGGTGTGCGGCGGGAGGCGGGTGCAGCCCCCATGACGCGGCTGGTGGGTGGCAAGCCCGGGCTCCAGGTCGATGCGAGCTGCCGCCGCCTCCGCAAAGCGCTGGCTGGCGGCTATCATTTCAAGCGCGTCGGGATCTCCGGCGGCATGGACCGCTTCCGAGATGCCCCGAACAAGGACCAGAACAGCCACGTCGGCGACGCCTATGGCTATCTGCTGTTGGGCGGCGGCGAGCATCGACGCCTGACACGCGGCGCTTTTAACTCGCGCCACAACGCGCCGGTGCGCGCTTCGATGGATTTCAACGTGTTCTGAAAAAAACGGGCCGCGCGCAAAAGCCACGGCCCGAGGTATTGGGGAGGAGTCAAAATGAACCTTGCAAACCCTAAACGGTTCGTTTGATTAACGCAAGCATCCTCGAGGCCGCAATCCTGCGTCGCCTCCCCGCCACGGCCCGCGTGCTGCCGTTCCAGCGTCATCATGCCGTCGTGATGCGGCACGATAGCTTTCAGCAGTCGCTTATCGCGCGGATCCCCGACTACCTCGACCGTCTCGAGGCGCAAGCGGCCGCCGGCGCCGGCTTTACGATCCTCGAGCACGGCCGCGTTATGGCCATATTTGGCGTGACGCCAGTCATCCCGCTTGTTGTCGAGGCGTGGATGATGCGCGATTGCGACATTGCGGAACGCGGAAAGCCGACAGCGGTTGTGTCGCGGTACTTTTTTAACGCGCTCGATACCGCAACAGCGGTGCGGCGGTGTCAGCTCACCGTCGAGTGCTCAAATCTGGGCGCCCTGCGGTACGCCGAATGGCTAGGTTTTAACCGTGAGGGCGTAATGCGCGCCTTCGGCAAGACCGACAGCTACATGATGAGCAGACTCTATGGGCGGCGTATTCTCGGCTCCGAAACCTCCACCTCCTGA